AACTGATACTCAATATAATCCTGTGTTTCTGAGTATCCTTGAGGATGTTGTAGGAGGGGTGACGATTAGTACGACTCGAATCCCGACTACAACGAAAACACTGGCACCGGGTACACCGCTTGCCGCGAGCGCGTCTTCGGTTGGTCTGTATAACATCGTAAAAACAGCCAAACTGAAACGTACACTCGGCACATCGGCTTGCGTGACTATTTATGTTTACAGTTCCGATTTGCCGAACTCACCGGGGCAGGAATTTAAGGTCGGTGAATGGGTAATGGTTGATGGTCGCGGTTCGGCTGCTACAATCGCGGCTATCACTATCGGCACGAAGACGAACGGTGTTGGAACTGACACTATTGTATTCACGGCTGGCGGTGGTGGTTTGAACTGCACCGCAGTTACGAATACGGTACTTGTCGAGGCCGGTAATGATCTTACAACTGGTGCGGCTGTAAAATTCAGTGCTGACTGTCTCCTGCGTGATGCTGTTAGGGTCCGCAAGGACGACGGTACAACTCTGCAAAACATTATGGCCGGCGCGGTTGTCCGTGGGTCTGTTAATGAATCGATCCTTCCGTATGCATCACCGAGTGAAGGCGTTAAGACACCCTTAACCGCAAGAATCAGATTTGCATAAGGAGGTGAATCTCTATGGAACGTTCAATTCTTAAAGAAGCTACTCAGAAAAACCTTGAGATTTATCTGAAGAACAGGGTATATGACAAACTCTATTATCCTGATTTCTTCCCGATTAAACGGGTGAATACACTTAAATTCGAGACGATTATTGGGAGCCAGGGTAACAGGGTAGCGGCCGACGTTGTGAGCTACAATTCCAGCGCGCCGGAAAAGACTCGCAAGGTTATTTCCAAACTTACCGGCGATATTCCGCCTATCAGGATGAAAAAAATCATGAAAGAAAGCGATCTGAATGATTATAACATCCTGAAAGCAACCGGTGGAAGTGATATGACTCAACTTCTTGACCTTATATTCGGCGATGTTAACGCTTGTATTGACGGAGTAAATGGCCGTCTCGAATGGATGGCTATTCAGGCACTTGCAGGCGGGACTATCACGCTTTCGACAACGAACAATGCCGGTGTTGTGACCGAGTCTGCTATTGATTTTCAACTACCGTCAGCAAACAAAGAAGTTTGTTCGGCTGCTAATCAGTACTGGACAACTGGTGCGTATTCAACGAATGCACCTATATCTGTGATTGAAACTATAGTTGCGGAAGCGAAAGCTGGTGGTTCAAAAATCCAATATATCGTTATGAATATGTCGAAGTGGATCGCTTTCCGTACGTCAACGCAAGTACAGAATTATTGCAGTGCGCTGTTCGTAAGCGGCGCATGGGTAAAACTCGCACCGTCGTTGAAAATGGTGAATGAGATGCTTGTATCTCAGGGACTGCCGCAGATTATTGTTGTCGATACTGTGGTTGATATTGAAACGGCTGCTCATGGCATTACATCGTATGATCCGTGGCTCGATGCTTCGTCTGCTGACAGGTACGTGCTATTTTGCCCTGAACTTCCGCTCGGCAACACGCTTGTCGGCCCGATTGCGATGGAAACGAATCCTCCGCCGCAAGCTACGATTGCGAAAAAGGGTCATATTTTGATTTCTAAATTCGGCACGGTTGACCCTGTAAGTGAAGTAACAATGGGTGAAACGAATGCCATGATTTCATGGCCGACGATTGATCGCTGCTGGATTCTCGACAGCGAGAGCCACACAAGTTACGGTGCTTAAACAAGTTACGTAATTCTGTTAAAGGAGTTACAAGCAATGTTCAAAGAATGTCCTGAATGCGGGAATGAGTTTGAAGCACGCAGAAAGACAAGCAAATATTGTTCTTGGCTTTGTGCTAATCATGCTTTGCATAAAGGTAGAAAGCATTCTGATGAAACGCGTGCAAAAATAAGTGAATCACATAAGGGCTTAATACCTTGGAATAAGGGGAAGAAAATGTCATTAGAATATAGCAAAATAAATAGTGACTCCCATAAGGGAAAATCTACTTCCCCTGAAACAAAAATAAAATTACATGAAGCTCTTATAGGCAATTCTAACAGGAAAGGTTGTGTTGCTTCAGCAGAAACAAAACTTAAAATGTCTAAAGCACGTAAAGGCAAAAAGTTTTCTTCTGAACATAAGCAAAAACTGAGAATTGCTCGCCTAAAGCATATTGAAAAATATATTGCAGAGGGTGGACAAATAGCTCCAGCTTATTCTTCCATTGCTTGTAAATTCTTTGACTGGTTCGACAATCAGTATAACACAACTGGTCGATATGCAACCAAAGGCGGGGAATACCAAATCAAAGAGCTTGGCTATTTCGTTGACTATTTTAATCCAGACATGGGAATCATCATGGAATGGGATGAAGAACATCATTATCGAAATGGCAAGTTGAAAAAGAAGGATATTCAACGTCAAGAAGAAATCATGCGGCATTTCCCGGAGTACGAATTATTACGGGTTCGTGAAAGCTGTTTTGATGTCGATAAACTGTTCGAGGAGGATGCAGCATGACGATTTTGGAAGCCCTTCAAAGTATGCTCGAATACGAGAATGATAATTTGCTTGCAAAGGCTCTTATCGATCAGGGCGTTTCAAACACAGCAGCGACTTATACGGCTGCTAATGAGAAAGATGTCGATTTGTCAGCTGCTGACATATATCTGATACTTTTAAATCATCCGGAGTTCCGGGAAGGCTCAAAATATGTCAAGTATACCAGTGAGTCATTACTCGCATTAAGGCATGCATTGCTTATAAAACACGGCGTAATTGCTGCTGGAGGCGTTATAAGCGTTCCACAGGATTCGAGCTATCAGAAATTATGGTAAAAAAATATCCACATACGGCAACAATATCATGGTTAAGTCCGGGAACAACCAACACCTACGGGGTTTGGACTCCGGGCACTCTTAATACACTATGTATTACGTGTGATATACAGCCGGTGAATGGGCAATATGTAATCGGAGAAGGAGGAGCAGTCCTTAATTATAATTGGGATGTGTTCTCACTATCATTTACTGGATCGGACAATATACCTGATGATGCTAAACTGTCCTTCTTCTCCAAAGATCACATACTTGTTCAGATATTTAATTATCAGAAACACGTGGAGATAAAATGTCAGGGTTAAAGGATGGACCAAAATGCCAGGGCTGATACCTAAGTTTTCAATGCGGGATATAAACGCGAAAGTAGACCGATTTAAAAAGGAAAAAACTCGGAAAATATTCGAGGTACTTTCTTATGTCGGGATAGAGAGCGTTAAATTTGCGAAACAAAATCATACTTATGAGGATCAGACTGGCAATCTGACAAGCTCGATAGGTTATGCGATAATTTTCGACGGCTCTATCGATAAGGCGTCCATGATGCACGAGCAGGCCGCGAAACTTGTCGAAGAACTTGCGAGACAGTATCCAAAAGGCATGATACTTGTTGTTGTCGCCGGCATGGAGTATGCGGCGGCTGTCGAATCAAAAGGGTACGATGTGATAACGGGGTCATCGATGTATGCCGATACTGAATTACTGCCGTTTATGCGCGAAAGGTTGGGAATACACTTCACATGAAAACCGTATTTGACATACTGGATAAAATATATCCGATTGTGAATGTCGCAGCAGTTCGAACAACGCTTGACGGCCGGGTGTATCGTACGAGTAGGCCGATTGATTCTACAAAACGTGATATAACAGTAGCGACGCTTCATATTGCTGGGGGCACTGATATTGATCTTCAGGGCTGCCCGGTGATAATAAACTGTTATGCTCCTGACATCGCGCCCGGCATACCTGACGATGCGAATCTTAATGCTATGACAGCTGCGGTATTGACGGTTATCGAGGCATATAATTCATCGTTAACGTATTTGCATCTTGAACCGGTGAGTCAAGGCGTTATGGAAGACATCGACAAATCAGGAATCAGTTATTCATCTATTCGGTTACAGGCGACTATTCAGTTTGAACCGTAAAAAAGTGAGGTAAAAAATGAGTGATAAAAAATCAAAAGTCAGACTCGTCGGGCTGGAATATCTCCAGTTCGGGGCGGTCAGGTCTACCGGCGCATTCCCGGCAACGGCAGCGTCCATGAGTACTATCGGAAATGTCGTTCCAGATAGCGCACATTTTGTTATTGAAGACCCTGAAATAACGACCATATATATCGAAGAAGAGGATGCCCCGGATATTCAGATATTCGGCACACAGCGGAAATACATCGAGTTTGCTCTTCGCGATATGGGTACTCAGACGCTTCTGTATGCGTTCGGCGGTGTGGCGTCTGCCGGTGTATACAGTTTCCCAACCGCCACTGTTGTCAATAACGAATATGCTGTGTTTGCTCAGTCCAGAACGATTAATGGCAAAAAACTGAAGTTTCAAATACCACGTGCATCAATATCTGCAAGTGGCGATTTGAAATTTGCAAAGACCGATACAGGCACTCTTACATTCAAATGCGAATTTTTAACACCTATAAGTTCAACGGCAATTTCTCCGTGCGTTATAACACAGGTATAAAAAGAAGAGGGGCATATACTGCCCCTCTAAATATTACAGGGGGAAACTATGAATAAAAAAGAAAAACCGGAAGTAGAAAAATTAGACGGAAGTGAAATAAATACTCCCGTACTAAACGCGAAACAAATACAATCAGATGCAATAAAAACGATACTGGATAATGGGGTTGAGTTTGATGTCACGGTAAACAATCCTGGCATATTTCATCGAATTGGTTTATTGCCAAAAATACGAACATATAACATACGACCTATACGACTTGGGGCACTGCTTAATATATCTAAACAATTATCTGAAATGGAAAGTACTGAAATATCTGATAATATCGATTTATTTCAGGCCGGTATTGCAGAAATCGTTAAGCACAAGGATAAAATTCTTACCGTAGTATCGCTCGCCATATTGAATAGCAGGGAAACATGGTTTACAAAAATAAGACTTATTTTATTGCGTAGATATTTGAATGATAATTTAACTCCGAAAGAACTATTACAATTATTGATTTTAGTCACAAATCAAATGGATGTACGGGATTTTTTGGCATCTACCGTCTTGATCAAAAAGCTAAATCTGGTCGAGACGGAAAAGAAGCCGGAGAAAACAGATCAGAATATACCAACTACTGGCAAGTCATCGGAGGCATCATAAAGTATTTCCGGTTTTCGATGGATGATATTTTGTGGAAATACAGTTGGGTAAATATACTAATGTTAATGTATTCGATACCGGGTTACGAAAAAGAAAAAGAAAAAGGCGACAAAGAATATAATGAAATAAACGACATATCGGAATTAGGGGATTTATTATCATGAATAAAAATTACAGACTGAGTATTTGCATGATCGTCAAGGATGAAGAGAGCAACTTACAGCGGTGTTTAGACTCATTCCTTCCGATTATTAACATGAAAGACGATGAGACACTTGATCCGCTTTGTGAATTAATCGTTGTCGACACCGGAAGCACTGACCGCACGGTTAACGTAGCCAAAAAATACACTGATAAAGTATTTGTAAAAGAATTTATCCCGTGGAATTTCTCAGACGCCCGTAATTACGGTATTAAGGAAGCGACTGGTGACTGGATTATGATTGTTGATGCTGATGAAGAGCTTACACAGTCAAGTATTTACATACTAATGAATGCGATCATGAACCCGAAATATGAAGAGAACAAAACCATATTCGTGAAACTGTATAATTATTATCACAAGGGCCAGTTCGCGGAAGTCATACAGGCCCGCATATTCAAAAACACCGGAGAACCGATATACAGTTTTGCAATCCATAACAAGCCGCGCGTTGACACGCCGTATCTGTTCCTTGACACCGTGATATTCAATCATTATGGGTACATGTTTCAAAAGCAGGATCTGTTCCTGAAGAAAAAGGAGCGGTCACTTCCGATGCTGGAAGCCGAGTACGAGAAAAATCCCGATGATCTTCATATTTTAACGCACATCATAAAAACATATTATTCATGCAATGACCACAAAAATGTTGTCGAAAAGGGCGAGCGATGGATTGAACTAATGCGGGGTATAGAATATCATGCCGGGTGGTTCGCCTATCTCGAAGTGTTTGTAAATATGATTGGGGCATATACCATACTTGATGATGCTGAAAATGCCGAACGGATATTTGAGGAATCTAAAAAATATACGGATAAGCTGATCTCCCTGCATCTGATACTCGGACAGTATTATCTCGAAAAGAAAAATAACGACCGGGCACGGGAACTATTTGAAGAAGCATATTTGATGAATCAGCAACCCGGTGATCCTTATGAAATGCTATGCTCTACAAACACGGCAGTCATCATGCCTGAAATCCTTAATTTACTTGCAATAAGTTGCTTTGCAGATGGTGATCTTGAACGTGCCGGAAAGCTGGTAAATGAGGGTATTTTAATGAATAAGAACAGGCTGCCGTTGCGTTGGGACATATTTAATCATGCGGATGCACAGGCACGAATAATAAAGCTTGAAAAACGGCGTAAAAGGACGGCATAGTTATGGCATTGAATCCAAGAGGCAGTGATAGTCTGGCGTGGACGACTGGTATTGATACCGGTGGTTTGAGCCGTGATGCCATGAGGGCGAAAGGTATACTTGCCGGATTCGCACGGTCTATCTCCGCAATGGATGTATTTGCCGCACTGTCTGTCGGTGCGGCATTACATGCAAAAAAGGCTATAAAAGAATTTACACTACTTGCCGCACGATATGAAACGCTCGGTGTTGTCATGCGAACGGTCGGGAATAATGCCGGTTATAGTGCAGATGAAATGAGTAAATTCCAAGAAGGACTGGAAGATACTGGCATTTCGATGATTCAGAGCCGTCAGAACCTTGTTCGCATGGTTCAGGCGCAACTCGATTTAAATCAGGCAAATAAACTCGCAAGAATAGCTCAAGATGCCGCTGTTATCGGGAATATTAATTCATCTGAAGCATTTGAAAAGATGATTCACGGCATACAGGCGGCAGAAGTAGAAGTATTGAGGACAATAGGTATAAATATAACTTTTGAATCTGGTTATAAAAAACTTGCTGAAACTCTTGGTAAAAATACCGATCAATTAACGGATGCTGAAAAAGCACAAAGTAGGATGAACTCAGTACTCGAAGCCGGAACTCAGATTGCAGGGTCATATGAAGCATCTATGAGTACGGCCGGAAAACAGTTATTATCTCTTGAGAGATATGTCGAAAACCTAAAAGTCATGCTCGGAGCTGCTTTTACACCTGCTCTTACGGAAATAATAGAAAACATTACTGGTAACATAAAAGATGTAAACGAAAGTCTCGCAGAAAATGAAGATTCTGCGCAGGATTGGGGCAATAATTTCCGGTTAATAATAATCAGCATAGAAGCGGAAATAATACGCCTTGCAATGCTTATTGATAAAGTCCACGGAACTATGAGTGCAACCTATGGAATATTGTCAACTATGGGTAATATAGCTTCGGGGGGATTACTATTTAAAGATGCGATGAAATATGGTGCTGAAAAGAATGTTAAATTTGAAGATAGGTATAATGAGTTTTTAAAAGCACTTGAAGAACTTGCCAAAAAACATGCTGAAATTGAACAGTCGATGACAAAAGAAGGTAAGGCGGCAGCTAAAGCCGCAATGGATGCTGCTGAACAGAAATTACTTGCCGCAAGAAAAGCAGCCGAGGCTGCAAAAATAACACCTACATCAACTAAAGCAAGTCCATTATTTACTCTTGACGCAGGGAATTTGGAATCAGAACTGGCACGGTTCAAAACTGCATATTCCGAGTATGAAACAACAGTAAAAGCGCTTGGTTATCAAACAGGGACTGAAATATATAATGAACTCGTTGGTTACGGCATAAATTATAAACAGTATCTCGAAAAAATGCTTGATGCATATAAAAATAATACCGAAGCGCGTAAAATTATAGAGAAAGAACTTGCCAGAATAACAATAGAAGAAATGGAAAATGCACAAGATGCAAATAAGAAATTTAACGACTGGAAAATAAGCAGCAGTAAAGAATTGATACAAGCTGAAATTGCACGACTTGATGATGAAATGGCGTCAAACAACGAGCGAGAGAATTTCGATAAAGGATTATTTGCAGAGCGTGAACGGCGTATTCAGCAACTGGCAGACTACGAGCGGAACGAAAACAGGGCAAGCCTGGAAGATATAATAATAGATACCCGTGGATGGAACAAAAAGCAACTCAAGGAATATGCCAATTTCCTTAATGAGCAAAAAGAATTGTATGAAGATAATTCTGTAATGAAAGAAGAAATTATAGAAAAATATTATGAAACAATGCGGGATATTTATGATTATGAGCTTGAAAAAATACGTGAAATCGGTGATGCATTTCAGGAATTAGGAAATTTAATAGGACAATTTGACAATAAACTCGGTGGCATTGTAAGCAGTTTTTCTGATATTACTTCATCAATATCTCAGATAAAAAACGCAAAAACTGATTGGGGACAGTATGCCGGAGGGCTTGGTATATTAAATACTTATGTATCAATAATGAAATCATTAACTGGGCAAACAGGCGACACTTCTCAACAAAAAACATTAAAATCTCTTGAAAAATATACACGGGCAATCGACAAAAATACAGAAGCGTTAAGACGGTCAATAGGCGAAGATGTAATACCTAATTTACTAGAAGTATATGCTTCATGGGAGAAAAAACGAGATGAGGCATTACAAGATATAAAAAATATTAAAACATGGGATACAAGATCAGGGAAATATACAGGATTTACTTTAGGAGATTTGTTTTCTGATGATGATCTATTAAATCTAACATTAGGCAGTGATGTATTAAAAAAAGATAAAGAATTATATGCTGAACTTATAAATATTATCGAAGATGCAGATGCAAAAATGTTCGATAATGAAGCGAGAAGAAAAGAATTATTGACCGCTACAACCGCAGAATCTATAGCAGATTCTATAACCGATGGATTAATGAAAGGTCTTGACGCGGCAGAAGTTTTTGCGAATACATTTGAAGATTTAATGAAAAACGCTATGTCATCTGCATTTAATAGAAAAATAGTAGATCAAATGCTATCTCCATTTTATGATGAATTTGCAGATTTGGCAAAAAATGGGTTGACTAAAGATGAAATAGAATATTTAAGAATATTGTTTTCCGGGTATAAGGAAACAACAGAATCCGCATATAATGCAATATCAGAATTATGGGAATCATTAGGATTCGATACAGGAACAAGTGAGTCAGGCACAAAAGCAACTGGCATGACCGGCGCAATATCTGGTATAACCGAAGATACAGCCGGATTATTGGCCGGACAATTTAATGCAATGAGGGTTAATACTGCAAACATACTAAAATATGTCAGCTCTATTCTGAATGCCAGTAGGGAAATACGGGATAATACATATTATAATGATGACATATG